CATGAGTTCTATACCTTGCCCTGTTTGCGTAACAGGAACCATCAAGCACGGCTACTGCAAAGGCTGTAAAGATAAGGTTAACGTCGGAGAGCTTGCCGCCAGAGAGACGCTCAAGCTAGAAGTTTTTCATAGTGGCGTTGAGTTCACCCCGACACAGGTTGCTAACGTTCTAGGGTGCCCGCCGAGAGCAGCGAGCAATGGGCTCAAGCTGCTGCTTGAAAGGTGTGAGGTGACTCAGGTGCGAGAAGGCGTCTATAAGAAACGAGTCTTGCATAAGATATTTACAATGCGCTGGGCAAACCCTGTTACTGAGGAGGATGAAGATGAATCGTTATCAAGAGAGGCCTGCGCGTGACGCTATTGTGTTTGACACAAGCTTCGGCCCTATAGAGTACGAGCCTATAAAGATCGATAGTGTGACCGACATCGACTACGAAGGGGCAGTGGTGCGAGAGATACGACAAGAAATCGAAAAGGAGAACACATGAACGACCCAGATTATCAGAGCCTGCGGGAAGTGCTCGACGCGGCATACGACCAAGCGGCTAATGGGAAGGGAAAAGAACGCCATGCGCGGGGGAATCCGTTTGAAGAACAGCACATGCAGACAATAAGCCAGCTGCTTAACACTGACAGAGGTATGGCTTTTCAGGCCATAAAGAAGTTAACAGAAGGTATTGATATGGCAGACCCTGCCGCGAGGCAGCGTGAACTGTTGGGCGCTATCAATTACATCGCAGGGATTATTATTTACCATGCCCAAGCATAGCCTCATCCTCGACATCGAGTGTTACCCCAACTACTTCCTTGCGAAGTTTCGTAACAGCAAAGGTAAGACGAAATCTTTCGAGCTGCGAGAAGGGGTGGCGCTTGACCGGGAAGGATTGTTTGATCTTGTCACTAGCGAGTTAGTGGAAGTGGTGACGTTTAATGGCAACTCCTACGACATGCCCATGTTGATCTATGCCATGAGTGGGGCAACCAACGCCGAGCTAAAGAAAGCCAGCGATGACATCATTCAGAACAACCTAAAGCCGTGGGAGTTCTACGACGAGTACAATCTCAAACGACCGGACTACATCAACCACGTCGACCTCATCGAAGTGGCACCGGGGCGGGCCAGCCTAAAACTATACATGGGGCGTCTGCACTGTAAGAGACTGCAGGACTTACCCTATGAACCTGACCGTGTGCTGTCTGTACCCGAGATTAGAGAAACTCGAAAGTATTGCGGTAACGATTTAAAAGGAACGCAAGAGCTGCGGGATGCACTGGATAAGCAGATTGCCCTGCGTCGTCGAATGAGTGAGCTATATAAAATCGACATGCGGTCAAAGTCTGATGCACAGATCGCTGAGGCGGTGCTCAAATCCGAGTATCAGCGGTTGACCGGGGAGCAGCCACCCAAGAGCAGCATCCGTTATACATCTTTCAAGTACGAGCCCCCGAGCTACATTAAGTTTATGACCGAACCCCTTCGGGAAGTGCTTGCAACTATCACGTCAGCAGAGATGAATATCAAGCCCAGCACTGGTCATGTGATCATGCCGGAAGAAATTGACGGTATGCTTATTACGATAGGGTCAACGACATATAGAATCGGTATCGGCGGATTGCACAGCACCGAGTCGGAGGTGTCGTATCAAGCCACAGATGACACGATGCTGATAGACCGGGACGTGGTGTCCTACTACCCGAATCTGATGATCAACATGGGCATATCCCCTGCGTCATTCGGCGACCACTTCATTGACATCTACACCAACATTCTCAATGAACGTGTAGCTGCAAAAAAGTCGGGCGACATGGTAACGTCAGACACATTAAAGATTACCCTGAACGGAACATTCGGCAAGACATCTAGCAAGTACAGCCGCCTGTATAGCCCCAAGCTGATGATCCAGACGACATTGACTGGGCAGCTCACACTGCTGATGTTGATCGAGTTGCTTGAGCAGGTCGGCATCCCTGTCGTGTCAGCCAATACGGACGGTGTGGTGTTCCTTTGCCCCAACAGGCACAAGAAGAAACTGGGCAAGCTCATCGACGCGTGGGAGAAACGCACGGGGCTGGAAACAGAGGAGACGCAATACAGCGGATTGTATTCCAGAGACGTCAACAACTACATCGCCATCACCACCGACGGTAAAGTAAAGACCAAGGGTATGTTCGCCAAAGCGGGGTTGATGAAAAATCCCCAGAACGAGATATGTGTCGAGGCGGTCGCGGCCTATCTTAAAGACGGCACGCCAGTAGAAGAAACGATTACCGAGTGCGAAGACTTCACCAAGTTTCTTACGGTTCGCACGGTCAATGGTGGTGCTGAGAAAGACGGCGAGTATCTAGGCAAGTCTGTGCGCTGGTACTACGCCAACGGCGAGGACGACTGCATCTACTACAAGAAGTCAGGAAACAAGGTGCCGCGCTCGTTCGGTGCCAAGCCGCAGATGGATTTGCCGGATGAGTTTCCGATGGACATCAACTACGACTGGTACATCAAGGAAGCACAGGAAATGCTGATGGGTGTCGCCGCAGTGCCGAGGCCGTATGTACCGAAGCTTCCGCGCCGCAACACAAAGAAATGGAAAGCACTGCACGGGGAAGGTAAAATTGTGATTGATCGAAAAGGAGAGTGGGCGTGGGCAGAGGGGGTAGAGCATGAGCAAACCAGTTGAAGCAGCACCGTGGTCTTTCAGCAAGATCAAAGCGTTCAAGCAATGCCCGAAGCAGTTCTACCATGAGCGCGTGCTGAAGGAATTCCCGTTTGTCGAGAGTGACGCTATGCGTTACGGAAACGAGTTTCACAAGGCTGCCGAGTTGTACATCGACAGGAATAAACCCCTGCCGGGAAAGTTCAAGTGGGCTAAGAAAGCGCTTGATAAGCTCAACGATCTGCCGGGAGAGAAGCTATGTGAGCAGAAGATGGGACTCACAGCAGACCTTGAGCCGTGTGGGTTTTTTGACAGCGACGTGTGGTGGCGCGGCGTGGCTGACCTCAACATCATAAGGAAAACGAAAGCCCGCAGTATTGACTACAAGACAGGCGGTAACACCAAGTGGGCCGACAAGGACCAGCTGGAGCTAATGGCGCTGGCAGTGTTTGCACACTACCCCGATGTCGAGAAAGTAGATGCCGCCTTGTTCTTTGTCGTCGCTAAAAAGCTGATTACCCAGAGCTATACGCGAAAAGATATTGCAAAGCTGTGGGAGAAATGGTTATCTGAGTTTTCAGATATGGAGGCGGCATTTGAGAACGATGTCTGGAATCCAAAGACCAGCGGCTTGTGCCGAGCGCACTGCCCAGTTCTTGAGTGCCCACACAATGGGAAGAATGACTGATGCCTTACGTTAACAAGCCAAGGCCGTACAAGAAAGAATACCAGCAGCAAAAAGCACGAGGCGAACACGCGGCTCGTATGCGAAGGCAGGATGACCGTCGGGACTTCGACGAGAAGGACACAGGGAAGCGCACTACCAAGTCGCCGAAGCGCGCAGGCAAAGACATCAGTCATGCCAAGAAGGGCGCGAAGGGCAAGTACAAGCTGGAGTCACCCAGCAAGAACCGTGCGCGGAACTACAAGAAAAAGAAGTGAAGACAAGACGCTTAGCCTGATGCGTCTTTAAACAACGGCAGACCTCACGGGCGGCACTAGGCTTCCCCCGAGTGCTATGTCTTTGAGGAGCGTTCTCCTCTGCTAAAAATCAGGTTAGCTCAAGGGTTTCTGTGATGACGCGCCCCCTATGTGTCGACCTAGCCCCATCGGCGAGCGAAGCGGGGCTCATTTTGAAACACGAATGTCGTATTCGTGTTGCTTTCTATTGGAGAACATTTGTGAAAATTATTAAGGACAAGGCGGTGCTGCTCAAAGTAAAGCATCCGAATCGAATAACAACGGTGATCCCAAAGAGCAAGCAGGTGAGTGAGCATGAGGTAATAGTGCACTGGGGCATCGAGGAATTGCGCGTGCTGCGTAACCTGAAGATCAAGGTGCCGAACCCCATCACAACAAGGTATGACTGGCCGGGGAAGTACAAGCCCTTCGAGCACCAGCGCAAGACCGCGGAGTTTCTCACCATGAACCAGCTGGCGTTTTGCTTTTCTGAGCAAGGTTGTGTGGACTCAGAAACAGAATACCTGTCCCCCGAAGGGTGGAAAAAGATAAGCGAGTACCGCGAGGGCAAGGTCGCACAATACCACCCACATAGCCGCAGTTTTGAGTTCGTTGAGCCCGATGCTTATGTGAAGCTACCCTGCAGAAACATGGTTAAGTTAAAGACAAAGAACGGCATTGACCAGATGCTTAGTCCCGAACATCGCGTTCTTTTGCATGACAACAAAAACCCCGAAAAGCATGTTGTTATGTCGGCAGACGAGGTGTTGTTGGCCCACGACAGATACCACTTGGGTATAAAAAACGATAACAAAGGTTCCAGAAAGCTAGGCTTCGATAAAGTTGCGTTTTCCTCCATGTCAATACCTACCGCACTGGACGGTTGCGGCGGGGAAGGATTGAGCTACTCAAATGACGAGCTTCGTTTAATGGTGGCGGTTATTGCGGACGGGCACTTCGGATCACCCAACACAGCGCGGTGTGTGGTGCGGCTAAAAAAGCAAAGGAAGAAGTTTAGACTTCGGCAGCTACTAACCAAAGCGAATGTTAAATACAGTAAAAACACCTGCCCTTCTACGGGCTATGCTGTGTTTACATTCAACGCTATGCGTAATGTTAAAGTTTTTGATAACGAGTTCTGGGAAGCAAGCAAATCGCAACTGAAAATAATCGCCGACGAAGTGTTGCGATGGGATGGCTGCATCACCCGAGGAAAAAGGTTCTCAACCTACAACAAGCAAAGCGCAGACTTTGTGCAATATGTGTTTGTAAGTACTGGCCATACTGCCAGAGTTTTGGAAAACACCCGAGAGCGACGGGGTAAAGTTGAAACAGAATATGTCGTACAGATAAGGGATACGCAAAATCTGACGCTTCGTTCGCCGAACGAATCTGCAGTGCCATGCAATTCCACCGATGGGTTTAAATACTGCTTTACTGTGCCCAGCACCTTTCTTGTGTTTCGTAGGAATGGGTGCGTTTTTGCGTCAGGTAACACTGGCAAGACGGGCTCTGCCATCTGGGCTGCCGACTACCTGATGAAAGCGGGAATTATCAAGCGAGCCCTTGTGGTCTGCCCATTATCTATCATGGATAGTGCGTGGCGCAACGACCTGTTCTCTTTTGCCATGCACCGTCGAGTGGATGTCGCACACGGCAGCAAGAAGAAGCGAGTCGAGGTGATTCAAAGCAAAGCCGAGTTCGTGATTATCAACTACGACGGTATCGGAACTGTCCGTGATGAGTTACAAGCAGGTGGTTTTGACCTGATTATTGCCGACGAGGCGACTTACCTAAAGAACCCCAGCACCACCCGCTGGAAGATGTTCAAGTCACTGTTGAAACCAGAGACATGGGTATGGCTTATGACCGGCACGCCTGCAGCACAGTCGCCGATGGATGCCTACGGGCTCGCCAAGATTGTTAACCCCGCCGCAATACCGAAGTACAAGACCGCCTTCCAAGACAAGGTGATGTTCAAAATCACGCAGTTCAAATGGATACCCAAGAAGAACGCCAACGAGATAGTCCATGAGGTATTACAGCCAGCGATCCGCTACTCCAAAGAAGACTGTCTGGACCTGCCTGAGCAAGTTTATGTAACTCGCGATGTCGAACTGACCAAACAGCAGACTGCCTACTATCAGATGCTGGTCAACCGCATGGCGTTTGTCTCCGACGGCGAGACCGTTAGTGCCCCCAACGCTGCAGTTCACATTAACAAGCTACTGCAAATATCCTCCGGCACGGTCTACACCGACGGTGATGAGACCTTGGAATTTGATGTGACCAAACGCTACAAGGTGCTTAAAGAGGTCATAGACGAGTCTGTGGCCAAGGTGCTGGTCTTCATTCCGTTTCGTCAGAGCATTGAAGTTATTGCTGAGATGCTAAACAAAGACAAGATCGCGAGCGAGAAGATTCACGGCGGCATTTCGGCCAAGAAGCGCACAGAGGTGTTCAAACGGTTCCAAGAAGAAGATGACCCCCGAGTGCTGCTTATCCAACCCCAATCGGCAGCTCACGGAGTGACATTAACGGCAGCAAACACTGTGGTGTGGTGGGGGCCAACCTTCTCGCTAGAGACTTTTGCGCAAGCAAACGCTCGCGTGCATCGACAGGGACAGATAAACCGGTGTACTGTGGTTCAGTTGCAAGGCAGCCCCGTCGAAAGACATGCCTATAACATGCTAAACAATAAAATAGACATTCACTCAGACCTTATCAGTCTTTATAAGAAAATACTTGACTAAGTAGAACCTTATCACTATATTACCCAACCACTCCCAAACAGGGACGCAAAGGAGAGAGCATGAACGCACAAGCAAAAACCCAACCTAAAGTCAGCCCCGAGAGGCTAACTCGCGTCTACCTAAAAATTCGCGCTAGACAGGCCGACATCAAGGCGCAGTTTGAAGACGAGCTAAAGGTGCTGGATAGCCAGCTGGAACGTGTCAAAGACGCGCTTCTGGAATACTGCAAAGAGAACGACATCAAGACGCTTCGCACCGACGCCGGAACCGTCAGTCGAATGAAGACCACTAAGTACTGGACCAGTGACTGGGAGTCGCTATATGCGGCTATTCGCAAGCACGGCAACCCCGAAATCCTGACTCGGCGAATTCATCAAAACAACATGCGAGACTTCCTTCTGGAACACCCTGACGAAATTCCGATGGGGCTCAACGCTGAGGTCGAACAGACCATTCGCATCACAAAGGCCAAGGCAACGGCAAAGGAGGAATAGGGTGGATTTTATTGATAAAGGGGGTGAGAAGTGGGTGACGATTGATGACGTTGCTGCCCACTTCACCATTGCCATACCTACAGTTCGGCTATGGGTCCGGCAGAACAAAATAACCCCGGCCTCGTACCTCAAGGTCGGCAACACGTATCGCTTCAAATTGGGAAAGGTTGAGCAAGACCTTTTAGCATTTGACGAACGAGACCCTAAGCAAGCAACAACCAACGAAGACGATGCCCTTGTGGTGTTAGATTTCAGCGACGACGAGGAAAGTAACGATGAGTAAGCAAGTAGGATTGTTTGGCGACAACATGCCAACCACCCGCAATGCGGCAATGGACAAGCTGCTGGAGAAAAACAAGAAGTTGATGGGCGGCAGTGGCACCTACCGTCGCATCAGTGTGAAGGGAGGCAAGTTTCGAGACATCATCAACGGCGAACAAGTTCGCATCATCAAGGCAGAAGAGCTTAAGTTGATTGTTGTTGATGTGGCACCGATAGCTCGAAACTACTTTGAAGGGGCATACGATCCAGATGCCAAAGGCGAAGCACCCACCTGCTGGTCTGCTGACTGTGTTGCCCCTCACGAGTCTGTGGAAGAAGAGAACAAGCAGTCAGACAAGTGCATCACCTGCCCCATGAACGAGAAGGGCTCAGGGCAAGGTAAGAGCCGCGCCTGTCGCTTCAGCCAGCGTGTCGCTGTCGTGTTAGAGGAAAAGCAGGACGCGGTGTATCAGATGCAGTTGGCAGCAACGTCGCTGTTTGGTGAAGGCGATGACGGCAAGTACCCCATGCAGGGCTACGCACGGCTGCTGAATGAGCACAACATGCCGGTATCTGCCGTCGTTACGGCTGTTTCTTTTGATGACGAGGCAGAGACACCAAAGCTGTACTTCCGACCCGACCGACCTCTCGACGAAGACGAGCTGGAGAACGTGCTGGCTTTGCAGGACTCGCCGGAGGTTGCGGCGGCTATCTCTATGACGGTTTCTCAGACTGACAAGTCCGGCGACGACGAAGAGGACGAAGAGGAAGCGCCGAAGCCAAAAGCCAAGGCAAAGCCAAAAGCTAAAGTCAAGCCAAAGCCCCCTGCGGAAGAAAAAGACGATGAGGACGACGAAGAGGAGGTTGAGCCCCCTAAGCGACGATCCACTAAAAAGGCAGAGCCCAAGGTGCCAGAGGCGACCGAGGATGACGACCACAGCGACGAGCTAGGTTCCATTGTTGACGGATGGGACGATGAAGATGATGACGACGAGGACTAAGTCATAAACCCAACCATCTTCAAGGGGGACGCAAGTCCCCCTAGTTCGCTATGTGGAGCAATAAATGGAGCAGGGACAATTTTTGCGCCGATTGCTCGGCGATAATGGAAACTACTGCCTAGTTACAATAAAAAAGGGGAAGTCCGGTGTAGCTCAAAAGTTTTATTCAAATCGCGAAGAATTCTTAGAAGCAGCAGACAAACAGTCGCACACTGAGAGTAACGTATTTTTTGCACTAGCCACCTATTCTGGAGACAAGAGACTCGCCAGCGAGGCGGTCGAGCTTCAGTCACTTTTTGTCGATCTCGACTGCGGAGATAAGAAAGAGTACCCCTCGCAACAGGAGGCGCTCAAAGCCCTGCAGAAGTTCTGCAAGCAAACAAAGTTCCCTAAACCTATCATCGTAAACTCAGGTTACGGCATCCATGCGTACTGGCAGCTTGATGAGCCGCTATGTGTGGAAGAATGGCAGCCCTTGGCTGAAAAGTTTAAGGCGTTCTGCATTGCCAACAACCTTAAAATAGATCGCGCTGTCAGTGCCGACGCTGCGCGCATATTGCGTTTACCCGGATCATTCAATCATAAGCGGGAAACCCCGACGAAAGTCCAAGTTCTCGACGCTGCTGGTTTACCCAAACCCTCGTCTGTGTCAAAGATAGATAAAATTCTCGGCGACATTAAACCTTCGTCGAAACCAGTTCCCGGATCGTTATTTAGCGGTGTGTCGCCCGAAGCTTTGGAGAAGATGCGCAAGCTCACAGGCGTTAATGACCTGCTGACTGGAAACATGAAGACCAGCTTTAAACGCATCCTCAAGAAGACAGCACAGGGGACAGGGTGCAACCAATTAAAGATCATTGCCACTCAACAGGACCAGATTGACGAGCCGTTGTGGAGAGCGGGCTTGTCTATCGCCAACAAGTGCGTGGACAGGATAAAAGCCGGTGAGATTATCTCCAACAAGCACCCGGACTACGACCGTGACGAGATGCTGGAAAAGATGCGCCGTAGCGCCGGACCTTACCTTTGCTCAAGTTTTGCGGAGCTAAACCCTGAAGGCTGCAGCGACTGTCCTCACTGGGGAAAGATTAAGTCGCCTATCGTTTTAGGTAACGAGGTGTTATCTGCCACCAAAGAAGAGCTGCAGGATGCCATTGAGGTTGACGAAGAGCTGCCCGAGTTTCCCAACAACTACTTCCGTGGGGTGAAGGGCGGGATATACTTTAGGCAAGAGAATGAGGATGGAGACGAGGAACACAAGCTTGTCTACTTTAATGACTTATGGGTAGTCAAACGCCTTATTGACGGCAATCACGAGGCGCTGGTGTTCTATTTGCGCTTGCCACAAGACGGGTCACAAAAGTTTGTTGTGCCGTTGCACATTGTGACATCGAACGATAAATTTCGCGAAGAGATGGCGAAGAAGGGGATCGCCGCTGCCCCCGGAATGATGAAGGAAATTATGAACTATACATTGGCTTGGGCAAATGAGTTACAGATAAGAGAGGCTGCTGATGTGGCCCACAGGCAGTATGGTTGGACCGAAGATCGCAAATCGTTTGTGGTTGGCGAGATGGAGATATACCCGGATCGCGTTGAGCTAAACCACCCGTCAGAGAAAACCTCAAAGCTCATGCCCCTGTTTAAGCCAAAGGGGACACTTGCCGAGTGGAAGCAGTGTATGGAATTTTACAATCGCCCCGGCATGGAAATACAGCAGTGGTCAGTGGCTCTATCGTTCGGCTCAATATTGATGGATTTTCTTCCCAACATCGCTGCTTGCCAGTTTCACATCTACCACCAGAAGAGCGGCTACGGAAAAACAGCAGCGTTGCTGGCAGCGGCCAGCGTATGGGCAGACCCCACGTCATCGTCGGCTAATCTAAAGTACCTGATGAAAGGCGAGGATACTCGCAACATGAGGATGAACCGCTTTGAGGTTCTGCACAGCCTGCCCGCTATCACTGACGAGATAAGCAACATTGACTCCAAGGAGGCCAGCCAACAAACCTATGTGATCAGTGACGGCGGCCAGAGGGGTCGTCTTGAGGCTGGAGGCAATTCCGAAAGGGAGGTCGGCAGGCCGTGGAGCCTTGCGTCCATGAGCAGCGGTAACGCGAGTATTCTTGAGAGGGTGTCCAGAGACAAGGCCATCCCAGACGCCGAGGCACAGAGGGTGCTGGAAGTACACGCACGGCTGGTGGAAGGCATCGGCAAAGTCGAGATGGATCGGCAGAATCAGCGGCTGTCGCAGAACTGCGGCCATGCGGGCATTGAGTTTGTGAAATACGTCATCAGTAACCAAGACAAGGTTCAGAATCTGCTCACACGCGTTGTTGAGCACATGGACAAGAAGGCCAAGCTGACTTTCCAGAACCGCTACTGGTCGGCACATAACGCCATAGGTATCGCGGCATTGATGATCTGCCGAAAGCTAGGGCTCCTGCCGTTCGATGTTGTTGGTCTGGAGCGTTTCGCCTGCGAGCTGGTGGACAGCAACCGCGCCGTAATGAAGACCACGCAGAGGAGCGCCAGCCAGATAATTAATGACTATGTTATGGAAAATTGGGGCTCCATACTGCAGATAAAAAGCACGGGCGAGACAGTGAATCACAACGGGCTAGACGCACTCATATCGCCAGACAGTATGCCAAGGAACAAGATCGCAGGGCGTTACGAGACCGACGTCAACAAGTTATTTCTGACGACCAAGCTGTTCAAGGAATGGTGTTTGGACAGCAACATCAACTACAGCGGCCTCATTCTTGATATCAAAAATGACTTAGGGGGAAGCTTCAAGAACACTCGTATAACGAAAGGCACGAAGCTCAACCTTCCGCCGTCATACACTCTCATCGTGGACTACTCTTTGGACAATGCGCAAAGACCCGTACCAGCTGACACTACTGCCGATTGACGCAGATGGTGCAAAAATCTATGTGGATTGGACCCAGCTCCATGTGGGTGCGTCGTTCTTTGTGCCCTGCATAAAGACGGTAGAGACCAAAAGAATAATTCACCAGATGGCCAAGCGCATCAAGGCGACGGTAGTTATTGAAGAAAGGATTGAAAAAGGGATGTGGGGTGTTCGTGTTTGGAGAACGGAATGATATACTAGGGCCTCTTCTCCTTTGGTTGGGTGAAGTTTAAAGTCCTGTCAGCTCTCGGGTTGGCGGGGCTTTTTTTTTACCCCCAATACCCTCTTGGTCTACGGTTGCTTGCCTGCTCTTTGGCTTGTGGTAGCCGGACACCCCGGCACGCGCCAGCCGTGAGTCTTTTTCTGCCATCAGTTAAGGTCTCCCGTAATTTCCTGCAACTGTGCTTTGAGCTTCGGGTTCAATAGCACGCCGTTAACCATTTCTACCGTTGTCTGCTGGTGACGTTTCATTGACGCGTCAATGGCTTTGCTGTCGATAGCAAACTCGGGCCACTTCTCGTTGTAGGCCATGATGTCTTCCATGATGTCATTGACTTCGCCGTAGTCACCCATGCGCTGCGCCACATAGTATCGCTTCAACATACTGGACCGCTGCTTGCCAACATCGTCGTTGATGCGCTTCTTGATCTGGTTGGCCTCTTGCGTGCGGGTGTACTCCGCAGGGGCAAAGCCAAGCACTTGTGCCGCCAGCAGTCCGGGCGTCAGCTCGCCGACAATCGGGTCACCGCGCCGAGTCAGCACGCCGTCGTGCGGGTAACGAATCAGGGCTCGCATCGGGTTGCTCAAACCAGCAGGTAAAAACGCTTCCAAGCCACGCTCGAAGTCGCGAGGATTTTCGGCACCGGTCATTTCGTTAAAGCCTCGGTAGAAGTTCTTAATGACGCTGAACGACGGCCCGCCAAGGTTTGTCACAAGCGACTCTTCCAGTGACGCGTCAAAGTTATACCGGTTGGCTGAAAACAGCAGGTTGGAAAGACCGATACGTGCCGCCACATCCACGCCTTCGCCGCCGAGCACTTTAGTCAGCTGGTTTACGCCGCCCTTGTACAAGCCCTCGCCGAACTCCTTACGGAACATCGTGTTGAAGTCTTCCTCATCCTCATCCTTGAATAGCGCGTCGTAGAGGTAAGAGATCATGCCGTAGGCGGTCAGTCCCTGCACCCCTGACGTGAGCATCACTGAGGCCTGAGTGTAGGCGAACTGCCGCATCGCCTGCTTGCGCAACTGCGGATCAGGCTCAGTGCTCTCCAGCATTTCTTTCAGGGTCTTAAACTGATGGTAGTACATCTGGATGCCGAATGACTTGAACATCATCGCAGGGCGAAGCTCAGGCAACTGCGCAAGGCGGGAACCGGTGCTCAGCGTCGCGCCACCATTCGTTTGCTGAGCAATGTCGATGGCTTTGATCGCCATATCTGCG